GTCGCCGACCCCCGGAGAGGCACTCCCGCCAGGCACGGGCCGGAGTGCCCGCGCCCGAACGCGCACTGCTCTCCGTCCAGCATGAGGGCACAGTCGATGATCGGGTCGCCCGGGTTGGACGGCATCACCAGGCGCGTCGGGCGCCCGGGCCCGTCGCGGAGGAGTTGTTCGATGTCGTCGCGGGGGCCGATGGCCATGGCGATCAGCTCGGGTCGACGGGGTGTGACGGGGGGTCTGGCCATGTCATCCTCCTACTGTTTTTTTGCCGAAAAGGCCGACCTGCGGATTCCAGCTTTCCTCCTTGAGGTACTTAACAGCGAGGTCGTAGTATGACGGTTTCAACTCGACTCCTACGAACTTGCGCCCGAGCGACAGCGCGCCGACACCTTCCGACCCGACGCCCCCGAACGGCGACAGGACCACATCGCCCGGATTGCTGTAGAGGGTCACCAGACGTTCGATGGTATCGAGTTGAAGCGGACACATATGCCGCTCGTCGTCCTCCTCGCGAGCAATCCGGCAGTTGAGGGTGCGGCCCTGGTCTACTGTCATCCACACAGGCGATGCCCATTCCTGCCACTGTTCCACCGGGAACGATTCCTTGGTGTGCGTTACCGGAACCACGCCAGGATCGGTGGACTCGCCGGGTTTCCGGAACAGGAGCACGTAGTCCGGGAGCCCCATCCGCGATCGGCACGAATCCTTGCGAATCTGCGCCCACAACAGCCCGAGCGCCTTGGTGCGTTGCATCTCGGTTACCGGGTCTTTCCAGATGGTGATTCGCGAGTGGTAGATCATGCCCTCGGCTTCGTGGGCCCGAATTAGGGCGCCGGGGAAGTCCGCCAGCCCGATCCGTCCGTCCTTCCATTTCGTCGTTGGGATGTCGACGCAGTGGACCGCCACGATCCGCCCGGGTCGCATGATGCGGAACAGGTGCGCCGCAAGGTAGTGATACCCATCCGCGAACTCGTCGAGGCTGGCGCAGTTGCCCATGTCCCGGGTCGAATCCGAGTAGGTGTAGAGCGACACGAACGGCGGTGAGAACACCGACAGGTCAACGGAGTTGTCCGGGAACTGCGCGAGTACTTCGATGCAATCGCCGTTGTATAGCGTCCAGTTTTCGCCGTTCGCTGCGTTGAGGCACTTAATCATGTCGAACTCCGGAGCCACCGCGGAAGCGGCGCTTGATGGGTTGGGTGGTAGTCGACGAGTTGAAGGGCACGCGCAGCCGAACGCCTGGACGCAGCGAACATCTCTGCTTTCATGGCTTGGTGGCCTTCCTGCTTACGCTCCACCGTCGCCCATATGTGCGCCTCGGTGGGCGCCATGAAGACGTGGGCGTGAACCTCGCGAGTCTGCCCAAACCGCCAGCATCGGCGTACCGCTTGGTAGAATGACTCGTAGGAGTAGGACACACCCGCGAATGCGATCCGAGCGCAGTGCTGCCAGTTCATGCCGAACCCGGCAATCTTCGGTTTCGTGAGCAGGATCCGAAAGTCGCCATCGGCGAACCCGAGCAACCGTGCCGCCTTTGTGTCGGGCGAGTCCGAGCCCGCCACCTCGACAACATCGCCCAATGCCTCGCGCACGGCTGCGGCGTCATAGTCGGTATCGACCCAGATCAGCCATGGCTCGTTGGATTCCGCTCGCACAGTGTCTGCGACCATGCGGGATCGCGATGCCGCCGTCTTCCGCCGTTCGGTGTGAATGTTCGTCGCGGACATTGAACCAATCCGGAACAGCATCCCATTGTCCCGGCCGTCTGTGATGTCCACGTCCGCTACGTGCCGGTGGATGTGAAGCGCGGGGAGGTTGTACGCGGCATCGTCATAGGGCCCGATGTCCGATGGAACGCCGATCATCCGGGCCCACGATGCCACCCAATCCCAGAAGGGAACCACGGCGTGACCCTTGATGCGCCACTTGTCGGTGCCCACCTCGGACAGGTCGTTTACAAAGAACCTCGCGAGCATGACGGCCCGCGTTGACGTGCCCAGGAATTCCGAGTGGTTACCCAACTCGGTGTAGTCGTTCGGGGACGGGGTAGCTGTGCACGCGAGCCGGAAGGGCACGCCAGCGAACCGCTCGATCAGATAGTTCCGGGTCTGTCCCATGAACGCCTTTAGAATGCTGCTCTCGTCGAGAACAACAGCGGCCAGGTCAACAGACTCCCACCGTTCGATGTTGTCGTAGTTGGTCACGGTGATCTGAGCGTCCACGTCGCCCGGATGCCGAGCGAACCGAACCCCACCGATGCCGCACGTCGACGCCTCCCGCTCGGTCTGCGTCCCCACCGCCAGCGGGGCCACGACGAGCACGCGCCCGCCCGTGTGCCTCGCTACCTCGCGGGCCCAAGTGAGTTGCATCCTGGTCTTGCCCAGCCCAGTGTCCGCGAAGATGGCCCGGCGCCCGCCATGGCACGCCCATCGAACGGTGTCCGCCTGGAAGGGGAACAGGAAGCCGTCGGTAACCGGAACGTCGAAACCGACCTCCGGCACAACGTCACGCTTGCCGTCCAGGTACTCCAAATATTCCATGCTGACCTCACGGATGATTGAGCCAGCCTGCCTCGCCACATGGTCAGGTGCGGCGAGGCAGGCGGCAGAGCCCTTGCAGGCATTCGAGAAACGGTCGCTGACCACGACCTGCTGAGAGAATCCTACCGCGTGCGCCAGGGCGCGTCAACGCCGAATCCTCCCAATCCACGCGAGAACCCGAACGCGCCACCGGAGCGGCAGCCGGCACGCCCGGACGTAAATCCGGGTCGCGAGCGTGGCCCGCCGAGGGTTGCGCCTCACGGTGCCCTCCGATTCCATGCGATCGAGGCGGCCTCTTCCGCCTCTGCCGGGTAGGTTCCCCGGGCCTCGGGTCCACGAGCGCCGCAGTCGTGGCAGTAGGCGTGCGCCGACCACAGAATAGAGCCATCAACCCAGCAACGAACGGCATCGAGGTAGCGCCGCTCGCCACCGCAGAAGGGACACGGAATCAGAGCGGTCAACGCCTCACCTCCAGCGCCGTTCCCGGTCGCCACTCGCCACCCCAATTGCGATAGACCCGGGGCGCTCCGGTGGCCTGGAATCGCTGCCACAGGGCACGGGCCCGCTCGCGTGCGGGATGCCCCGGTGGCAGGCCCTGACGGTCACAGGCTGCCTCGACGTCGGCCCGGCTCCACTCGGATAGCTCCAGGTCGCCCACCTCGCCCAAGTACTCCCTGGCCATCCACCCACGGTCAGATCGGCCGCTCAACTCGTGGTCTGCAAGCGCGTAGCAGTGCGAGTGCGCGCGAAACGTATGCACCGTGCCGTCCACCGCGTTGGCCTGGACGTGGTGGACTTCGCCCACCTCGATCCACCCGCCGCACCCGAGGTCGCAACCGTACTGCTTCCGGGCCCGGCGAGTGCCGCAGGAAAGCTGAGTCACGGGCGGCTCCAATGCGACGGGATCAGCGTCCCGACACCGAAAGCGAGCGCTGTCACCAGGGCCGCGTGCTCGCCCCACAGAACCAGGGCGGTGTAAGTCAGGGCCAGCGCAATCGAGGTCAGCCCGAGGGCGACGATGCCGCAAGCCAGGGCTTTCACGGGCGCACCGGAATGCCA